GGTATAGACTTTAACGATGGTTCTAACCAGTCGACTGCTGCTACACCCTATGCAAGAAAGAACCTTATCATCAATGGTGATATGAATATAGCACAGAGGGGAACTAGTGCGACAGGTAAAACAACTGGTGGATTTTATACTGTAGATAGATTTTGGACTGGTGGTGTAACTGCTGGAACTTGGACTATTAGTCAAGATACAGACACACCTAGTGGACAAGGATTTACAACAAGCTTAAAAATGGACTGCACAACTGCAAATGCAAGTTTAAGTGCTGGTAGTTATTGGTATATTGAACAAAAAATAGAAGCTCAAAATTGCCAACATCTTAAGTTTGGAACTTCGTCTGCTGAAACATTAAAAGTATCTTTCTGGGTAAAATCTAACAAAACTGGAACATATACATTTGAAATATACAGGGGTGATAGTGGTAGAGATTTAAGTAATACTTACACAATAGATACAGCAGATACTTGGGAAAAGAAAACTATTACAATTAATCCAGACTCAACTGGGGTTATTAACAATGATAACGGAGAAGGATTAAGATGTATATTTTGGGTAGCTGCTGGAACAACATTTACATCAGGAACACTAGCAACTTCTTGGGAAGCAATCAATAATGCAAATAGAGTATCTTCATCCAATGTCAACCTTGCAGACTCTACATCCAACTACATTAACATCACAGGTGTCCAATTGGAAGTTAACGATTCCGCATCCGACTTCGAATTCGTACCATACGATATGGAGTTAGCAAGATGTCAGAGGTATTTTTCTACAAGCTATGGTAATAACCCAGTAGGAACAAACACATGGGACGGAACTGTTGCTGGTAGAAATTATGATACATCATCTAGAGGTGAGCATTCAATTAATATACATTATCCTGTTCAGATGAGAGCATTACCAACTTTAACTGCATATAGCAAAGCTGGAACAAGTGGAAATGGAGTTCAAGGTTCAACAAGTGTTGATGCTTCAACAGTAGAAAGAACTTGCACATTAAGAGGAAGTGCAACAATATTAAGAGCAGCACTCATAACAACAGATTCTGCTGCATTTTTACAATTTCATTACACAGCAAGTGCGGAGTTATAATTATGTATCAATATATATCAAATGAAGATGGAATAAATGTAGCAGATATTATTAGAAGAATATCAGACGGAGCAACGATCCCATTTGACGAAGCTAACACAGACTACCAAGAATACCTAGAATGGGTAGCAGAGGGTAACGAACCAGAAGCGGCAGACTAACTATGAGAGTAGAGGAAGTCGATCAAAGAATTTCGAGTCATGAAGAACTGTGTGCTGAGAGGTATGCTAACATTCATGCTCGTATTGATAAAATAGAAGCTTTATTAAATAAGTTTTTATGGACTCTGATTATAGGCTTTGGAACTATTGTAGGGACTGTTATTATCAATAAAGCAGAGGCTTTAGAACTATTACAAAGAATATTGTAATGTTATCTAGATTATGTCAAATATTAAGGAGAAAACAAAATGGGTTTAATACTTCATTTGATTTCAGTTTGTGTGATTATCGTGGCTTACGAAATTATCCGAAGTCCACTCCACGCTCTCAAAGAAACTATACAAGTAAAAACAATAAAAATGTGTACTGTTCTCAAGGAGACTGCATCTCAACTGAAGGAGATTGTGTCTAAATGATGTGGGGACCAGTTATATCTATAGTTAGTTCTGTTTTAGACAAAGTTATACCAGACAACAATGCCAAAGAAAAAGCAAAAGCAGATATTGAAAAAGCTCTTATTGACAATGCAGCTCAGATTAATCTTACTCAGGCTGAAACTAATAAAATCGAAGCTGCTCATCGCTCTATTTGGGTTAGTGGTTGGCGTCCTTTCCTTGGGTGGGTCTCTGGTTTTGGTTTTGCTTGGGTGTTTGTTTTATCCCCATTGGCTCAATGGGTGTGTACATTACTTGGCATTACTGTAACACTACCTCAACTACAAACAGATGTATTAATGGAATTAACTTTAGCCATGCTTGGTCTTGCAAGTTTAAGAACTTGGGAGAAAAGTAAAGGCTTAACTAAATGAAGTTATCTGAGCATTTTACATTAAAAGAATTTACTAGATCTCAAACAGCTTCAAGGCACGGGATAGATAACACTCCTAACGAAGAGCAAATAGAGAATTTAAAAACTTTAGCGAAAGGGTTAGAAGATGTTAGGACTAAGCTTGATAGTCATCCTATTAATATTAGCAGTGGTTTTAGGTGTGAGGCTCTCAACGATCGTTTGGGATCAAAACGCACAAGCAGACATATACTTGGTCTTGCTGCTGATTTTACTTGTGATCGTTATGGCGATGTCGATGATGTATTTTCAATTCTTGCTAGTTCATCTATTAAATTTGATCAATTAATAAAAGAATGGAATTCTTGGATTCATATCTCTTTTCCTAAAGAAGGAGAAGAACCAAGAAAACAAGTACTTATTATAGACAAAGAAGGAGTACGTTATGCCTCTTAAGAAAGGTAAATCACAAAAGGTTATTTCTGAAAACATTCGTAAAGAGATGAAGGCAGGCAAGCCACAAAAACAAGCTATTGCTATTGCACTAAGCAAAGCAGGTAAATCTAAAAAGAAGAAGAAGAAATAATATGGCTAAAGATCCTAGACTAGAACGAGCAGGCGTATCAGGTTATAACAAACCTAAACGTACACCAGGTCATCCTACTAAGTCACATGTTGTTGTTGCTAAGTCAGGAGATCAAGTAAAACTTATACGCTTTGGTCAACAAGGTAAAAAAGGAGCAGGAGCTAATCCTAAGACAGCTTCTGAGAAAGCAAGACAGAAGTCATTTAAAGCACGTCATGCTAAGAATATAGCTAGAGGTAAAATGTCAGCAGCTTACTGGGCTGATAAAGTTAAATGGTAGATGACTCACCCTGTAATGGGGTGTGTCGAATGAAAGGGACTCGATGTATATCATGTCATCGTACCTTTGAAGACTTAAGTCAATGGTTATACCTTACTCGTGAAGAGCGTTTAAACAGAATGGAGCAAATAAAAAATGAGCTTAGTAGAAAACATAAACAAAAGAAAGAAAGCAGGAACTAGTAGAAGTAAAAAGAAGTCTACGATAAGTGCTAAAGCCTATAAAGATATGCAAAACAACTGGGGCAAGAAGAAAAAGAAAAAAGCTTAATGAATCAAGATATGACGATAGAAGAGTTTACTCTCTATTGGATGGAGAATAAACCTTTAAATTCTCCACAAGATGACGGAGTAACCTTTGTTGAAAATATACATGGAGTTGTTCTCTATAGAGATTATCCATTCCAAGTAGAACTGTTTACAATGGAACCTAATACTCTAGTTGAACCTCATAAGCATCCTAATGTAGAAACAGTTGCTATTTATGTATCAGGTGACATTGACTTCCAACGTAAACATAAATGGTACATTCATCCATTTGATATGTTTAAAGGTCGTTATCCTTATCCTGCTATTAAAATAGGACCAGATACACAGCATACAGCAAGGACAGGACCAATGGGTGGTAGTTTTCTTACGCTACAAAAGTGGTTAAATAATACACAGCCTAAGTTTATAGGTAATGATTGGACTGATCATAATAATAAAACTTCATACGAGGATAGTACTAAACTATAATGAGTAAGGCTAGTATAGAACAAATAAGAGAAGCTGCTGAAGCTGATCTCTTAACCTTTATTAAGTTAGTAGCTCCTCACTTAATGCTAGGTGCTATTCATGAAGAATTAATACAATGGTGGGGAAGACAAGATGCTAAACAAAACCAATTAGTATTACTTCCTCGAGGACACATGAAGTCTAAGTTAATAGCTTATAGGACTGCATGGTGGATAACTAAGCATCCTGAAACAACTATATTGTATGTTTCTGCTACTGCAGACTTAGCTGAGAAACAGTTATATGCAATTAAACAGATTTTAGATAATCCAATATACAGACGTTATTGGTCAGATATGATACACCCAGAAGAGGGTAAACGTGAAAAGTGGGCTGTCGCTGAGATTGCAGTGGATCATCCACAAAGAAAACTAGAAGGGATTCGTGATGCTACTTGTAAAGCTGTTGGGCTCACTAGTAATACTACTGGCTTTCATGCTGATGTTGTTGTCTTGGATGATATTGTTGTGCCAGGTAACGCCTATACGGAAGATGGTCGAGAAAAGGTTGCCGCAGCTTATTCACAACTCGCCTCCATTGAAAACCCTGGTGCTTATGAATGGGTTGTTGGTACTCGTTATCATCCTCGAGATATATATGATACTATGATCAATATGAAAGAAACTCTTTATGATGATGATGGAGAGTTAATTTCAGAAGATCCAGTTTATGAATTGTTCCAAAGAGTTGTAGAAACCAATGGTGAGTTTTTATGGGCTAAAAGAACAAGAGCAGATGGTAAAACATTTGGATTTGATGCTAAAGAATTAGCACGAATTAAAGCTAAATATGTAGATAATACTCAGTTCTATGCTCAGTATTATAACAATCCTAACAGTAATGAAACAGCTCG